TTCGTCGGGCTCAGGCGTCTCGACCGACACCTCGTTGGCGTCGTCCGCCTCGGGGCTCATGCGCTCGCGCATGCCCTTCAGGTGTTTGCCTACTGCCGCTTCCTCTTGGTCGGTATCGTCTAGTCCAGCCATTATTCATGCTCCGCACGCCAGGCGTCAGCCGGCAGCCATGCGTCGCCACGCTCATCGATGAACACGTGGTCAACGCTGTTGTTCTCTTGGTTTCTACGTGGCAAGCAGCGCACCTCTCGCGTGCGAAGGTTCGTCGCGAGGTCTTCGCTACCGATGATGTCGCCCGCGAGCACGATAATCAGGTGCTGCTCCAAGCCGAGCACCGAGTCGTATCGAATATGATAGGGGGCAGCATGGCAGAACAAAATCTTGTGCCCGACGTCGATGCCGTGCGAGCGCAGCTGATCGAGCGCCTTCAAACCAGCACTGACGATGATGCCCTGCGGCGCGCGCGCCTTTTCACGCTGCTGCACCGACTCGGGCATGTGAATGAGCGAGTCCGACTCGAACTTGTCACCCTTCTGCATGGGTATCTGCCAGAGGAAGACCCGATCAAACACCGCTTGGCGACTGAATGCCCCGTCTGTAATTCCAAATTCTAGGCGGCGCTCGTCGAGCAGCTTCGGCAATCCGAGCGTGCCTGGTGGCGACATACGCTTGCGCATGACGGCTGAGCGGCGCTCTGCCTGCTCACGCTCGCGCGCGTCCAGAATGCTGCTGTCTACTTGCGGCAGTGCGACGCCGTTCGTGTCGGTGAGGTCATTCATTCACTCGGTCCTTGTGAGCGTTCCGGAAGAACGCCGATAGTGTTGCCAGCTCATTCCATAGCGTTGCAGCGGCCGTGACCTTGGGGTCCGTCGACTTGCTGCACGTCGCAAGTAGGTTCTCGTGCGCGTTCTCCAGGCGCTCCTCGATCTGCTTCAAGAAGTGCTGACCGGGCACCGATCGAATCCAATCGATCACGTCGGGCGATCTCCTGAAGCCGGCGTAGTTGGTCATCAGTGGGGGTTACCCGGTTGGGGTGGCGGCGGACGCGGCGGCATGCCCGGCGGCGGGCCTTTCATCGGGCCACCCGGCGGCACCATGCCGGAGGGCGGAGGCGGGCCTTTGGGCGGCCCACCCGGCGGAGGGCCCCCAGGCGGAGGGCCTCCGGGACCAGGCGGCCCAGGCGGGCCCATGCCGGGCGGGCCTTCGGGACCCATGCCGGGCGGCGTGAGGCCGAGGGGAGTCGCAGGCGGCGGCGGCGGCGGACCGAGCAGCGGCACGAGGTTTCGTAGGCCGCGGGCCTCGATGCACTGCTTGATGATGGCGTAGATGAGGGGGATGTTCCCCTGGAGCTGCTTTACGCTTTGGAAGAGCTTTAATGCATCATCGGCTTCACCCACCCGTTGCGCTTGTGTCGCGAAGCGCATGTCGGCCTTGATCTCGATTTGGTAGTTCCGCTCGTACATCTCGCGGCCGATTTTGAACGGCGGCTCCATTCCGAGAGGAATGAGATTTGCTTCCATCTGGAAGAGCTGCTCTTCGGGCAAAAAGCGGCTATTGAGGTAGGCGTTGTTCTTCAGGACTTGGGTGAGAACTTGCCGAGCGTAACTACCAGTCGTCACGCTGAGCTGCTTGGTCGCCTGCTCGATGCGGGCATTTATACCGCGTGCGGTCTCACCCGATTTGCCCTCCGCACCCGAGAGCACGGCAGGACCTTGAATCGAGGTCTCCGCCGACTTCTGCATGAGCTCCACGACGCTCATGAGGGCTGGGTTAGCATCACCAAACCCGAATGGGATGAGTCCGTCTTTCAGGTCAGCGGGGGAGAGCCCGCTAGCGTTGTTGATGGCGCCAGGCGCGATGATGAATTTGCCGTCCGCGTTCCAGGTGACGTTGCCCGCCGTCAGTAATCCTTTGCAGTTGGCGAGCGTTGCCGAGTCGACGAACTGCGACAGGACCGTGTTGGCGGCGCGCTGAAAGTCGGCCTGCATGCAGCCGTAGCCGAGGCCGAGGTTGCCGTGCGCGGGCTCGATGCAGACGCCGTGCACGAACAAGTGGATCGGTTGCTTGTCGGGCTGCTTCGGCGTTTCTTCCGGATCGTCGGGGTTCTGCATCCACTCGGGCGGCATGGGCGGCTCGGGCTTCTGCTGGTCGAGCTCCTGGAGCGCCGCGAGCGCCTGCTCGGGGCCGGCTGCGCCTTGGGCAGCAGCTTCTCCGATTTGCGAGATGGTGTACTGGTGTTCTTGGAGCGCTGTTTGGTGCGCCTCCTGCGCGGCGCGGAATTTGGCGAGCTCGTCGAGCTGGCGCTTGTAGGCGGCCTTGTCCTGCCAGGGCGCTTCTTCGTGGATGGTGAGGCGGAAGACGTGGCGCGTTTCGTAATCGACGATGGCCTGCACGAAGCGCTGGCGCTCTTGGTTCGGCAGATCGACCCAGCCCTCGTACCAGAGGATCTTGCGAGGGGCTCCATCGTCGGGGATGTCTTGCCCCATCGTCTCGGCGACGGAGCTTGCGATGAGCTGCTCGGGGTCGTTGTCGAACGAGTTTGTGGGGCGGTTGTCGGGGTCGTCGCCCAGTACCTTGTCGATGTCGACCCAGGCGTCCCGCATGGCTTCGATTTCGTGCGGGTACTTCATGTACACGCGCGTGTAGTGCGGCACGTCCGAATAGTTCGGCATCGTGGAGGTGAACGTGAACGGCGTCACGAACTCGTCGGCGGTCAGGCACTCGTGGCGGTTCTGCTTCAGCCGCTCGTCGTAGTACGAGTGAATGGTCGTGTCGCCGACCGTGAAGTAGTTCATGAGCCCGCGTGACTGCTGGCGATAGAAGTCCGGGATTTCGTTTCGGAGCTGCCAGTTGCCGTGGAGCGAAAGGAGCGCTGCCTGGTCCTGGTCCTTCTGCCCGAGTGAGCTCACGCCGAACACGTTCGACATATCAGCGAATAGCTCCCCGTACGCGCGGAACACGACGCGGGTGAGGTTCTCCATCATGATCGGAACGTTGGCGTTGGCGGCGTTGGCGTAGGGGAAATCCTTCGGGGGCAGGTCACCCGCGAACAGCTTCCAGTCGGCCGCGATGCGTTTCCTGCGCGGCTCGCTCTTCTCGAAGTCGTCGTCGAACTCATCGACGATTTTGCTGCCGAGCTTCTTCAGCGCGGCCTCGCCGTCGGGGTGCTTGGCGAAATCGACGGCGAGGTTCGTCGAGTCTTCGTCGTACACGAGCACCTCGGGCTTCGGATCTTCGCCGAGGTCGTCGACCGAGTAGTCGTCCTGCGGCAGCGGCTCTAAATCAGCCGCTGGCTGAGCGTCGCTCACCACGTCGTCTTCGGGCGCTAAATCATCGAGTGCCATCACGCCACCTTCCGCGACTGCTTCGCCCACTTGATTCGGAGCGGCAGCAGGCACTCACCGCAGAGCAATCGGCACCCCTCGTCGATTGGACCACCAGCGGTCCCGTTGGGCCGCCTGATGGTAATGGTCCGCCATTCGCCACGCTCCTTGAAGGGCGGATCGTCACCGCACGCACTGCACGCCAATCGTTTCGCCATCAGCAAAGCTCCTGTCCGTAGCCGAGTTGTCCTGCCCGCTTCTGCACGGGGCCAGCGTCGTCTTCGTCGTCCCACTCGGATTTGAGCGGGCGTATCGGTGGGATGGCGCCTTTGCCCTTCGAGGCGTACGCGCACCCGTACACGCACGAGTCGTAGGGGTGGTCGTCGCCGCCGTCCGCCGGTTCCTCGCTGTTGTCTTTGTTCGTTTGGATCGCCGGCAGAACCTGGATGATCCATTTGCACGAGCTGAAGAAGACGATGCCCGGCGTCTTCGTTTCTTCCTCGTGGTCTGTCAGGCGCTTGATGAGATGCTGGGCATTGGTTTGGCGTGAGCGTTTGTCGGCTTGCGTCCAATCGACGCCCTTCGACGAAAAGGACTCGGCGATGCTTTTGCCGCCCTGGCCGCGCTGCTCCCAGATCTGCGTGTCGGCGGGTCCCGTCAGCCGTGAGCGTTTGGCGCGCTCGTCCCAGAACCCGAGCAACTCTTCGGTGGCTTGCACCATGGCTGCCACCTCGTCGGCGATCTTGCCCTGGAAGCGGAGCTCATAGATCACGTACAGGGTGCCCTCGTCGTCGAGCGCGAACCAATGAATGCAGCCCGGCGCCTTGAACCCCCAGTCCATGGCGCGGAAGATGCGCCACTCGGAGGACACGCGGAACGGGCGCACGACGTGCAGGCGCTCCTTCCAGTACTCGGCGAAAAACGAGCCGACCGTGATGTACCAGTTGCCGTCGAGCAGGGCCGCGCGGATGTGGGCCTTCTGCTTCAGCAGCTGAAGCTCGTACTGCGCCACGAACGCTTTGTTCGGGTTGTCCTGGAGCTTCGCCGGCATGTACACCCACTTGGTGTAGGCGTGCGTGCCGTCCGAGCGCGTGAGCTTTCGCTTGAACACGACGTTGCCGTCTTTGTGCGGATCGACGAAGCGGCGCCGCACCCAGTTGGCGTCCTTGACCGTGAAGGTCTCGCCTTCGTTCCGCATGAGGGGATTGCTCATCGAACGGATGCGCAACATCTTCGAGAGCACCGGATCGTCGGAGCGGAGGCGGGTCGTGATTTGGTCGTACTGCTCTTCCTCGAACCCAGTCAGCTCGTCGAAGTAGATGGCCGAGAAGGCGCTCGACATGTACTGCTCGTAATCGAGCGGGTCTTTACAGTGGCCGAACTGGTACTTGAGCCCGCTCGAGAACGTCCACGTGGTCTCGCTTTCGCTCCACGTGGCGCCCGAATCAACCGCCTTGAACATCCTGTGGCTGAGCGCGATGGTCTGCTTCAGCATCTTGACCGTGCGGCGAAGGTGCAGAGCCCAGCCGCTCGACGTGCCCCAGATGAGCGGGTAGGCGTGGTTCGGGTCGGTGCAGCGTTCGTGCTCGACGGCGACCTGATCCATGATGTCCATGGTCAGGCACAAGGTTTTGCCGGGGCCCGCGCTACCAGCGCCGAGCACTTCGTCGATGCCCTGACGAACCGTGTCGTGGTAGCGCTGCTGCCACTCGGACGGCTGGTAGATCACGTCGCTCATGGCGTGGTCTGGTTCTTGAGGACGCCTGCCTTGTCGAGCGCGGTCAGCATCAGCGCGAGCACCGCGACGGTGGCGCCGCCGCGTGAGCCCGAAATGACGGGGGGCTCGACGGGCGCGAGCTTTTCGACCAAATCGCCGGTCTGCTGCAAGTAAGGGATCACCTCACGCTGCATGGACGTGAGCAGCGTGTCCTTTTCGAGCGGACGGGTCGTGAGCCGCTTACGCAGCAG